TGATTGCCAAGGAAGTCCGGGCCTACGCACTGGACAACCTGAAGAACACGCTGAGCGAGGGCGAGCAGCTGTATATTGATGACGAGAAGATGCTGAAGCAGCGACTGATGGCCCGGGACATCCCGGTGCAGGACATCATGGCGTCTGAGGAAGTGGTCAAGCAGCGTCAGGACCAACAGGCCAAGCAGGAAGCCGAGCAGGCGGATCAGAACAAGCAGATCTTTGCAGCCCAGATGAAAGAGATGGCCACCGACGCTATGAAGAACGCGGCGCAGGCTCGCAAGAACCTCGACTCGGCGGACAACTCCGCAGTGAAAACCATGCTGGCTGTGTCAGACTCAGCTACTAAGGGGGTGACCGGTGAACAGTAACGACCAGTTGGTAATCATACAGCGAGAGATATATGATGCACGTAACGGTAATGGAGTAGAAGCGGTACGACTGTACGCAGGAACGATGATAAGTAGACTGAAAGACACCCTGTGTACGTGCACACCAGAGGAAATGCGCTCCGTACAGGGGGAGATAAAGGCGTACCGAGACATGATTGAGGTAGCCACTAAACCCCCGTTCGACATAAACGAGTAAGGACCCGACATGAGCACGCAACTTTTAACACCAGAAGACAACGCCACAGATTATGACAGCGCGTTCGACGAAGCCGCTGATGGCGTGGTCGCAGAAGACCCCATTGTAGAAGACGACGCTCCTGTAGAGGACGACGCTCCTGTAGAGGACGACGCTCCTGTAGAGGACGACGCTCCTGTAGAAGACGACGCCCCCACTGAGGAGCCCGCCGCGGTAGAAGACGACGCTCCTGTAGAGGACGACGCCCCCACTGGGGGGCCCGCCGCTGAAGGCGAAGCCTCCGCAGAGACCCGGGAAGAAAAGGTAGCCCGGGCTGCAGAGATTATTCGGCAGAACCGTGAGAACGCTGCCGCGGCTGCCGCTCCTACTGAGGAACCCGCAGTCGAGGAAGAACCCGAAGCGGTGGCCAAAACCATCGACGACTTCATCCCCGCGGATAAGCGCGAAGCGGTGGAAAGATACAAGAGCGAGTGGTCAGAAGTTCACGAGGCAGAACAAGTACTTCGTGACGCCCATTTGCAACTTGTGCAGGAAACGATATACTCCGACTTGAGACGTGCACTGGCACCAGTGTTTGCGACCACGCAAAAATTGCAGGTAAACGCACATCTCGACGCAGTAAGAGTCGCCCATTCGGATCTGGATACGATCAAACCCCAGATCCAAGATTGGATACAGACGCAGCCAAAGTTCTTGCAAGCGGAATATGCGCGAGTGGCTAAGTCCGGTTCTTCTGCGGAAGTGATTGAGCTGGTTGACCAGTTCAAAGTGAGTAAAGGAACGGCGGGAGCAGTGCCAGAATTACCAGCCTCGTCAGCAAGAGCAAAGCAACCAGCGGCAAAGCCCGCGGCGAAGCAACCTTCGGCCGCAGCGCGAAAAGCACTGAGTGCGGCGCCAAGCCCCAGCAAAGCGGATGTACCGGGTAGTTCGAGTCCAGATGACTTCGACGCTGCCTTCGAGGAAGCCGCCGGACTGGGTTAATCTTTCTGACGTGAGACAACTAATATGACTACTTATTCGGACATTACACCACGCCAAACGGCGTTCTCTGTAGCCAACTTGCTGAAGCGGGCTATCCCTTACATGATGCTGGAGAAATTCGGGCAGGCTTACCCCATCCCGAAGAACGCTACCCGTGTCGCCAAGTGGCGTCGTTACTACATGACAGGCGCTACCGGCTCTGCCTCAGGTGATGCCGGTGCGTACAACGTCCCTGTAGCGGACACCCCGCTGACTGAAGGCGTGACGCCCACTGGCAGCACACTGGACAACAAAGACTATTCAGTGACGTTGCAGCAGTACGGCGACTTCCTGAAGTTCACTGACGTCATCATGGATCTGCACGAAGACTTCCCGCCTTTGCTGCGTGAAATGACTGACATCTTGGGTGAGCAGGCTGCACACACCATTGAGACCCTGCGTTTCAACGTGTTGAAAGCTGGCACCAACGTGTTCTACGCTAACGGCACAACCCGTGGCGGTGTAAACACTCCCCTGACTCTGAGCCTGCAGCGTCGTATCACTCGCTCGCTGAAGCGCCAGAACGCCAAGCCGATTACCAGCATGGTGGCGTCGTCTGTCAAGTACAACACTCAGCCGATCGAGTCAGCGTTCATCGCGTTGACCCACCCGGACGTTGAGAACGACATCCGCGATCTGGTGGGCTTTATCTCCTCCAAGCAGTACGGCTCTGCCGTGGCAATGGAAGGTGAGATTGGTTCAGTGGAAGATGTGCGCTACATCCGCTCTACCGTGTTTGAAGCCTACGAAGACGCAGGCGGCACCAAGGGCGCTATGCTGTCTACCACTGGCACCGACGCCGACGTGTATCCGATCCTGTTCTTGGCTCGTGATGCGTACGGTATCGTGCCCCTGCGCGGTAAGGACTCTGTGGAAGTCATGGTTGTGCAGCCCAAAGCGACCAACACCGACCCGCTGGCTCAGCGTGGAACCATCGGCTGGAAGGTTTGGAACGCCACTGTGATCCTTCAGGATGCGTTCATGGTTCGTGCGGAAGTAGCCGCTACGGCGTAAACAGGAACCCCCACTTCGGTGGGGGTAACTCGTTATGAGCAGCGAAGTAGCAAGGGCGTACCCTATGGACAAGAACATAAACATCCGCATGGCTGCAAATGGGGTTATACTCCGTTACAGCGACCCGGAAATCGACGCCAAGAACCGCGAGGAGGACTCAAGCTACGAGGACTCAGATGTGGAACTGGTGTTCAAAGACGCGAAGGAAGCGATGCCGGAAGTGCAGCGTGTCCTTCAAATGCTGATGGGGGAGGATCGTGCTGACGAGGCCGAGTTCGACTCCGCATTCGAGGAAGCAACTGATGAGTGATATTGAAGATGTATTCGGCCCCGGTGAAGCAGAACCCGTGGCGCCTGAACCTATCAAGACCAGCGTGAGTAAGCCCTCGCACAAGGCCAAGCCTAAGCCGGCAGCCAAGAAAGACGACGTGGAGCGCACGTTGGTTATCCTCCAGAAGAACGACGAGATCCCACCTTCTGGTTTATACATCGGTCATAACGGTGTAGGGTACAAATTGATGGCGGGAAAAAAGGCCAATGTGCCCAACTTCTTGCTCGATATTCTGGACAACGCCGTCGTAAAAAAACCCATGATGGACGACGACGGGCGCATCGCCGGATACGAAGACAGCCCACGGTTCCCGTATCAGGTAGTTCGATAGAGTTAATCTACAGCCCCGCCGTAGGGGCAGGAGTGATACGTGACACCGATCGAATTACTCGGCGAACTGCGGCGGAACATCCTTCGGGATGTGTCGGACGCGGTTAGCGCCGACGACGCAGACTACCTATGGTCAGACCCCTCCTTGATGCTTTACATCAACGAGGGGTATTTTCGTTTCTGCCAGCTCACCGAGTACCTTCACGACGCCACCACACCAGCGGTATGTGTCTACCCCGTAGTTCTAGGGCAGATCGACTACCCCTTGCACCCCTCGGTGCTGCGTGTTGTATCTGCGGCGTACGACGATAAGCTACTGCCGGTAGTGTCGCATGACTTTTCTACGGGGGATCTCTCCGACTTTTCTGGCCTCGCCTCCCCCCACGCCTTCTCTGGTGCAGGGGTGTTCGCCGTGGTGCCTGACTATGAGACGGGCTCCCTACGCTTGATGGGCACCCCCACCGCGGAAGACGTAGGGAAAGAGATTACCCTGCGCGTGACTCGATACCCTCTGGCCAAGCTGACTTTAGAGACCCCTGACGTAGGGCCTGAAATCCCTGAGCGGTTCCACTTGGACATGCTGGAGTGGGCGGCCTTCCGTGCCCTGCGTAACCATGACCACGATGGGGAGAACATGGCCAAGGCCAGCGCCCACAGCACACGGTTCGAGCGGGCGATTGAGGAAGTTAAGCAGGAAGTTAAAGCCCGCCGGTTCTCTCGGATGGGGTACACCGGATCTTGGAGATGGTACTGATGGCGACACGATTGGACGACCTTATATTGAACCGCGGCGGGATGGCCATGGGAGAGCAGTCTCAGACTGTGACCAAATACAACAACCCTACCCAGCGCACCGCGGCCTCCCAGAGCGCGACTGCACCTAATCGACTGGCCACTGCACCACAGCAGATGCCGGGACTTTCGTTCGACAACGCTAACCAGACCACCCGTGGCGCCGCGGAGTCCGTGGCCAACCCGGCTATTGCAGAGGCCCTCCGCCGTAGCCTGATCCAGCAGCAGCGCCTAGCAGCGCCTACCTACGGCTCCCAGTCTCTGGGCGATCGGCGTGCACGTGCTCGGTCTATACAGGCGAACCAAGCCAACGTCACCGCGGGCCTTGGCGCTATGGGGCAGATGCGTACCGCACAGGTAACTGCTGAGGGTAACCGCATTAGCGCCGACGCGGACGTACTGACCCGCCGCCTGACGGAGGCTGGAGGTACTGAGCGTACGGCGATGACGGAGGCCGGCGCCAACAGCCGCAGCTTGCTAGAGTCGGAGACCAGCCGGTTTAACGCAGGCTTGCTGGGCGACTCGAACGCAGAGGTAGCGCGGATTCAGGGGCAGAACCAGATCAACTTGGATAACAACATCAACCCGTTCGACGAACGCGCTATGGGTGGGTTTGACGATATTATGGCCGGCTTGTCCGGGCCGGAGAACGCCCGCGCCCGCGCCGAGATGCAGGGGCGTATAGTAAATGCGTCATTAAATCCTCAGGGCGGGTTTAGCACCACGTCAGCACCGGAAGGGCGTAGTACGGTAGAAATTGGCATGAACAAATTTGAAGTTGCCAACTCAGCGGCAGACCAAGCCTTTGCCATCGCGCAGATAAAGAGCGACCCTGTGAGTAACGGCATAATGCCGAATGAAGTGGACGCAGCGGTAGAGGCGATGAGCAATGGGGTGTCTTTAGCCCAGCTCCCCGCGTGGTTGGCGCAGAAGCGGCAGGAGGCAGCAGCGCAACTGTTCGGCGAGCAGCAGACTGCGGCGGACGGCAAAACGCAACAGGATGAAGCCAAGGCTTATCGGGCCTCTGTAGAGCAGCAGCGCCGGGACATGCAGCGCCGGGGAGTCCCTATGTCCGACGAACAGTATGAGCAGTTACTCTTGCGCGACTACACCCCCATCGGCGGCCTCGGCAACTAATAAGGTAGCATTGGAATGGCACAAGCGGATTACGCAGGACTACTCAACGCCCCCCGAGAAGCAGCCGCGGCGACTAAAGCCCGCGCTCGCTCCGGGGTGTTCAACTCCTTGGTGTTGGAGGAGCTTAACCGGGACGCTACGGCGGCCGAGCTTGCCCTAGATACCGGCGCGGCTGTTGCACAGGGCGTTACCGGCTTGGCCGAGTCCGCTTACGGGTTAGCAAACCTTGCTACCTATGGGCGCGTTGAGCAGGGGCTTGGGCTGGGGGAGACGTTTACCAACGCCCGCCAGACACTGGAGCAGGCGAAGACTCCCCAGCTGCGCTACCGAGCGGGGATAGCGGACGCTAAGTTCGATGAGGGTATAGGCGCGGGACTGATGGGGTACCTTTCTGACCCCCGAGTACTGACCGACTTCACCGCACAGCAGGTGGCATCTATCGTACCCGCCGCTGCCGCCGGCGGGTTCGCAGCCCGTACGGTGATGAACAGCGCCGCTGCCCGGGGCCTTACTGGCGCTGCAGTGGGCAAAGAGGCAGCCAAAGCCGCGGGTAAAGCGGCCTCCCTCACCGGTGCTGGCCAGATGGGCGGCACAGCCTACGTTACCGCGTACAACCAAGGCATCGCTGAGGGGCTAACACCCGAGGAGGCCAACCAGAAAGGCATCGCTGCAGGCACGCTTACAGGCGTTGCCGGACTAGCGATCAGCCGTCTCCCCGGCATCGGGGCCGCAGGCGTAGAAGGCCAAGCCGCCGCACGCTTGGCCCGTGTACCGATGGGCGAGGCGGGCCAAGGCTTCGTCCGCACCGTGGGCAAAGCCGCGGCGCGTGAGACCACAGAGGAGGGGCTGCAGTCCTCCGCTGAGCAGATGATCCAGAACCTTGCCAGCGAGCGCAGGCAGCTCATGGACGGCGTAGGCAAAGCCGCTGCCCTTGGCGCCCTTGGTGGCGGCATACTGGGTGCAGGCATGGGCATCGTCCCTGCTACGTCGAACCTTCGTGCGGACCTTACCGACGTTATCGACTCGTCTGCGGCAGACGCAGGCGTGGATGAACTGGGCTCGTCTACTGTGGAAGAACAGGGCGAGCAGATACTGGATGCGGAAGCCCAACGGGCCGCAGCCGCTAGGCCGTCTGACTACGGGCCCCCAGTTACCTCCGACAACGCCTTACGTGCGTCTGAAGCGCAGGACATGGCCATCCGGCGGGAGCAGGACCAAGCCCTCGCCACGTCTGGGTTTTATGATAGCGGGGACGGAGAGACGTTCCTCATAGTAGATCCAGTCACCCGTGAAGAAATGCCTTTCTCTCGTGCAGACGCGCTGGCCGCGATTGGGTACGTTGCCCCGAACCAAGACTTGTTCGGACGCCCCGCAGACACCCGACTCCCCCCGGTGCAAGAGCCCGTAGTAGACCCGGTACAAGACCCGTTCGGACAGCAAAATCTGCCGGACGCTACAGGGCCGGAGCGTACCGGGTACCAAGCGTATGCGAAAACCCGCGCCGCTGTGGACGAGGTAGGCGTAGATTTGCTAGGTCCACTGAACGACTACGAGGCGATAGACGCGGCACGCGCTGCGGGGGCTATCTCTGAGCAAGAGGCACGTGAAGCCCTACGCTATACGAACCTTCTGGAAGCACGTCGCAGCGAACCCAACTCAGGGCCTCTCACCCCACGATCTACTACCCCCGTGACTGCGGACAACGCGTTAACGGCAACGGATGTTGAGGCGCAACAGCAGTTTGAGGCAGAGGAAGTTTCTATCTACGCCGCTGGGTTCCGCGGTGAAAGTGATGGGCAGACTTACTACACAGTAGAGGAAGACGCGGAAGGAAAATTGGTGTTCCGTAAGTTCTCCAGAGCAGACGCACTGGCGGCTTCTGGGTACGTTGCCCCGGACCAAGACTTGCTCGGGGGCCCAGCCGAAACCCGGCTCCCAGAGGGGGCAGAGTCTGCCCAACTGGCCTATGCGCAAGGCGAGTACAACCCCAACCAGTTCGATATGCGGGGGATAGACCCGCTGTTTGAGACCGTGGACGCCCTTCAGCGCCAAGCGGCGGGGGTGGAGATCCTTCGCGGT